AATACCTCTCTAAACATTTTCCGATAAGCTTCTGATTGTATTTTCCAAGTCCAATCCATCTCAACTGTTCTCCTTGCCTCAATCCCCATCTTTGCACATTTCAATCTATTATCTCTCATCCATTCTATTTTTTCAACATACAATTTTATATCTCTCGCTGGTAACATAAAACCATTTTCGTCTTCTTCAAAAAACTCAGGAACATTACCAATTTTATTTCCGATAAATGTTCGACCAGTCGCTGCAGCCTCAAGAAGCATATTTGGTGTTCCATCTTTTGTCGAAGCAATCAACACAACATCAATATCTTGATAAAATTTTGGCATTTCAGAATGAGGGATCCTTCCTGCTTCCTGCACTCCTCCAACAAGAGCTTTTAATTCCACTCCTGCTTTTTTACAAGCCGGCTCAATTATTTCTTTGATTCCTTTCCTATGTGGTTTCCCAACAAACCCAGCACGAAAAATATCATTTATATCTCTTTTAACATAAGGAAAAAGTTTCTCATCAACTCCATTTGGGAGATAATATTTTGGAAGTTTAAAATCAGCTAATTCCTCCAAAAGGAGTTTACTGTTTGCATGAAGAGCTTTGGATCCTTCAAGATGCTTTTTATAATTCGGATAATTCACAAATGTATGGCTTGTAACTCCTGTGACTATCTCCTCTGATGGTATTCCCCATTCCCATAATTTTCCAACTTGATTGCACTCATAAGTAAAATACAAATCATATTTGGCAGAAGGATCTATCCTTCCAAGACCAGGATGATGAACTGTAAACTCAAATTCATTCTGCAAATGTTTTATGATCTGATTTGTTTTAAATTCCCAAGCCCAACCAGGAACATCTATCAACATCAATATTTTAGATTTTTGTCTTCGAATTAGTCTTTGTCCTTTGGATTTTTCATTTAGCATCTTTGGGATTCTTCCAACAAACTCCCCCCAAACAGTCAAAAACAAATCCTTGCTTTTTTCTTTTATAACTTTAGGATCATAATCTTTTTGTGAGTTTATTGTTGTGTTCATCAAATGTTGTATTCCTGATTCTTTTAAACATCCAACTGAAAATCCTTGTTTTCTCGCTCTAAAAGAAAAATCTACATCCTCATACCAACATGGAGCAAATCTCTCATCAAAACCACCAAGCTTGACAAAGTCCTTTTTCCTAATTAACAGTCCACCAGCTCCAACATAAGAATTCCACGAAATTTTATTATCACTTGATGGAACACAAGATCCCCCATTTATAACTTTCCAATGATCCACACCAACAAGATCCTCTTTTATCAGAAACATCTTCTCAAAAATATTCTTTTGGACATATTGATCATTATCAAGAAAAAATACATATTCTTTACTTGCCCACTTTGCTCCTTGATTTCGAGCAATTCCACAACCTAAATTCATTTGATTCTTTATGTATTTTATCCAGTCTCTATTTCTTGCCCACTCTTCTGTCCTATCTGTACTTGCATTGTCCACAAGAATAATTTCACCTGGATTCGCTTTCTTTAATTTTTCAATGCATACTTGAGTAATTTCTACATTATTGTGACAAACAACCACAGCACTTACAGGATATTTATTTTCCTCTTTCTCAATAACCTTTTCTATTTCATCTGATTTGGTCTCAGCAGAACTTATTTCTGAGACATCAACAGGATTTATTTTCCAAAGTAATGATTTGCATCTCCCACATGCCGCCTCAAGATAAACTCCTCCATCCTTGCAAACTATATTTCCACATTTTATACACTGGATAGTAACTGGTTCTGATACCAAAAATTTAATCCTAATCGCTCCACAACTCTGACAAGATAAATTAGTATTACAGTCATCTTTGTGATTAGCTTTACTTCCACAGTTCGAACATTCTTTCGTAATTATCCCCATAATTTCCCTCCAAATTTGGGAGGGGAGTTAATCCTCCCCTCCCACAATTGGTCGATCCGATTATGCACCAGCAGTCAAAACCCGAACAAACCCATTTGGCAATGCCAACGTCAACGCCCACCGATTGTAAATCTTGAACCAAACGGTGTTTGTTGTAAATGGCGTATTTGCTTGAGTATTAACTTCCAGGGTCATCGTATCCAATCTCCGACCGATCATAAAGTGTTGGAGATTGCCAAACCCAATAAACGCTGTTGCTGTTGCGCTCGTTGATGGCATATTCGTCACCTCAGAATATGGATAACCATAAATCTGTGGAGGAATTGCACTCCCAATAGTTTCCAAGAAGATAGGTCTGCTGTTATCATCAGCAAGCAATCTTACATAATGCAAGATTGATCCATGCATGAAGAATCGAGCATTCCTTTTCCTCAACCCATCAAGCTTCGAAATAGTCTCACTCAGTTGTGAATGACTAATCTGACTGAATGCTGTTGAACCTGTGCCCATGTTCACTGAGTATCCACAAAGAGCAGTCATAATGCCAGAGACAGGAGAACCAGTTCCGTTAAATACCTGATTATCCAGCTCAAGACCAACAGACTCTGCCATCATTTCCATAAGCCAAGAAACGATGTCTGACCTTGTATCAGCCAGCAATGTTTTGCGAACTTCAGAAAACGCACTCAATTCAGAAGCAGTCAACTCAGCCTCAGTTGCAGTTGGAGAAGACTCACTGGTTGTACCTCCCCAAGTTACAGCAACACCAGTTGCTTCAACTGGATAGCTCTGCTTCTCAGAGACCATATCAACCATACGAGCATACTGCATGGCAACAGATGATTCACGAGCATAGGCAAGGATTTCAGCTTCCACGATATCTGGAACTGGAAACGAATTATTTCCAGAGGCTCCAAGACCTGTCGTGCCTGTCTTCCTCTCACGATTCACATTCGAGCCATATCTGTTAAAAAATTCAGACTGAGCCCTCGTCGAACCATGAACACCAGACATAACCACAAGCAGAAAATACTTTGCCAATTCTTCTCTTTTCTCATCAGAGATCACATAGGGATGTTTGAACCGATTGAGCAACAAAGAACCTTGTCTCTTCAGATCATAGTCCTTAAAAATCTCATCAACATCTGATGCACTCATTCCCTTATCAGCTGCAACTGGAAGAACCAAACCACGTTTCTGAGCTTCCTGATATGCTTTGATTTTCTCAGTCATATCATCTCGGACTTCTTTGACCTCATTCAAACTGGAAGCCATATCCTTGAAAAGCCCAGTCAACTCTTCCACCGCAGAAACTCCAGTGTTGATATTTGAAGCTTCCACCTTTTCCTTTTCCAACTCTACCTCTTTCCCTTCCTCATCGTAGAGTTGCTCCTCAAGATTAGCAGCCTGATCCTTTGTGACTTCAATCAGTTTACCTTTCTTGTTCTTGATAAAATACTTCATAATTTGAACCTCCTAATCACTTTCATAAGTTCTTCAAATGCTTTTCTCAACTCTTTTACCGCCTTTTCATATGTTTCATTCATCCCAGCTAAATCCAAGGCTTTCTTACCAGATTCAGTCTCCTGTTCCTTATCAATCTGCGGCTTAGATTTTGAAGGATCAAGAATTTCTTTATAAACATTTCCTACCAAGTCCTTTTTAGGCTCCTCAGCCAAGGACATAGGAGATATTTCTTTTTCCTTACTTTCAACAGATTCCATTTGAACTGATTCTTCTGCAGCTTCAAAAGATCCATCATGATCCTTACAATGAGTTTTTGCATTTCCTGCAGTCCAAACATCTTTTTTATAACGGAAAGCTTGATCTTCCCACTCATCTGTCGTTCCCTTTTTTCTACCTCTGATTACTCTATATTTCTTCCCATCGTGTTCTCGATTTTGATTCCCATATTTATCATACTTATCAGGATCATTCAATCGACAAGCATGTTCATTTGGATATGGCTTCAATTCATCAGCATCGATAAAATCTTCTTCAGATTCTTTCTGCTCTTCTTCTGGTTCAACTTTCTGTCTTCGTTTTAATGGCTGTCGAGTGACTGCTGTATCCAAAACTTCATCCTTTTCCTCATCTTCTTCTTTTTCCTCATCTCCTTCTTTTTCCTCATCTTCTTCTTTTTTCAAATCAATCCCCACAATCACCGATTTCTGAATAGTTTCGTCCTCAATTTTAATCTCTTTGGCCACCTTAAAAAATTCTTCCAATATGTCATCCTTTGTATCAGGAGATGGCAAATCTTTATTCCCCATAATCCAAGGAAAACATTCTTCAACTGACACCCCCCCAAACTTCATTGATTTTACAGAATCACTCTGGAGAGCATTTGGATTCGCAGGAACTGCACAACCACTGAGTTCTAAAAGTTCTTGCTCCAAAAACCGTCTTGGGTTTCTCCACAAATCTTTCTCTTCATCTTCCTCTTCAATCTCTTCCCACTTCTTTGGAATAAATCCCACAGAAGATGCATTAATGATCTTTTCCCCATACAAGGCCAAAATCATATCAGCAAATGGATATAATCCCTCTGTCGGAAATATTTCCCTAAACTCCATCCTCAATGGTTTCTTCCTAACTGTAATTTTATCCGCCACTGCAATTGGAACAGAATTATAATCATGAGCCCATAAAAATACTGGATTTTTTCTGAAGTTATCAAGTTCCCATCCTTTTACTTTTATAATATCACCCTGTCTGTCCCTTGTCTCATCTGTTCCAATTATATGTAGTGTCCGATCTTTTACACTAACTGCTTTTAACATTTGTACACCATCAGCTGAAAAAGATGTATAAACTTCCTCACCTTCTCTTATAATTGGTTTTCCATTCTTGTCAAGTAATCTTTCTGCCATTTCATATACCTCCTTCTACAATCTATTCTTCAGGAACCATTACTTCTATACACCGACAATTGATAGTCAAATATCCAGGACCAGCATAATCGCCAGGATAAGCCAAAGCATGTCCGTCAACTATCCAACTCTCATCAGCTCTAATTTTCTCTCCATTCATCGCAATATGTTCTGGCCTAACTTTCTCATCCATCGCCGTAAACCATTCTTTCCTCTCAAAACCAGATTCCTTTAATGCAAGATTTCTTCCAAAGTTACTCCCACCAACAACTTCTGTCCGAGCTATCGTTTGGGCTCTTCGAGATGCCCCATTAAAAATTGTTTTCAATCTACCTGATATTTGTTGAATACTTTCCCCTGCTAATTGACCTTCTCTAACTTGATCCATAATTTGCGATCTTAATGTGTTAATAACACCTTGATCTGGTCCCATTCCAACTCCACTAATCAAATTTGGCTTCAATTGAAGATAATGAGCAACCGCAGGATCGTTCAAATCAAACCTAATCCCTAACCCATTTTCCTCAACAAAAGATTCATAACCAGTTTTCAAAGACTCCTCATAATATGGAAGAGAATACTTTTTCACCAGCTCTTTATATCCTTCAAATGGCTCAGCAAAAAGATCATCTGCGTCTTTTTTCTTTTTAAATAAAATTTCCAAAGCCTCTTTTCTCATTTCATAAAATACTCGTCTCAACTTGTTTCCAAACACTCTCTCAATAGGTTCTGTCCTTGCTATAAAAGATCTCCAACATCGCTCATTCCTTCTCTCCCAATATTCTTTTACAGGATCCACTTCTTCAGCTTCTTCTTTCTCAACCACAGCAGGAGCCTCAATTAGTTTAAAACTCCCCTGAACATTTGATGCTCCAGTCAATTCAGAAACATCTCCAACAGGAAGTAGATTCAAA